CCAAACGGCTAGTAAACCTTAGAAAAAATGTGGTAGACTACCTCTCTCACAAAGTAAGAGAGTATAAGAGAAGAAGTAGTAGCAAAAACCAGGAAGAAAAGAATGTCAAAAGGGTGGTCCATAGAGACTTTTCCTCCAGAGACTTTTTTAGGTCAATGAGTGATCCAAAAGCAAGCCCTTTTTTGAAGGAGAGACCATAATCTACCTCCAGAGTCATCCTACAACTGGTGAAGGTGGGGAACTGCCAATTTCACAAAAGAGCGGAAGAGCAAGATTAAAAAAAAAAACAGCTATAAGAGCCAAGAAGACCATTAGGAAAAGAAGGTCGGTTTGGGCAGTCCACGGAGACCTTTCCTCCAACGACTTTTTTAAATCAACTATAACCTCAAAAGCAAAGTTAACAGAAACAAGGAGGACCAAGAACGAAAAAGCTAGAGTTACAAAGTGTGGACTAACGAGGTTCCCCAATGAGTTTCCTGATAAAAACCAGTACACAAACATCAGAAAAAGGATAAAAGAACCGAATCCCCAAAGTAGTTTATAAAAGAGTTCCCTTGAAGAAGCGTTCACCGCCTACCTCCCAGAACCCATCCTACCATCGGAAAGGAGGGGAGTCAAGTTCCCGGGGAGGGTGAGGCCGAAGAGGGAAAGAAAAGAGGCCACAGAGTTGTAAAAGAAAAAGACGGAGAAAATGACTACGCAAACCAAATCAACGGCTACGTACCACGGCATGTCCCTTAGAGAAGGCCAAGCCCGAAGAACCGACTTTGAGAAACAAAGAAGGATGTGACGAGAAACAAAGAAGGATGTGACGAGAAACAAAGAAGGATGTGACCACAAAGGAAGAAGACGATGGAAGAAAGAAGTAACTTCAAAGACCAATGAATGATAAAGGTATCCACTATCACTATCCACACCTCCTCTCAGGAAGTCATAAGGAGGTAAGAGAGCAAGAAGAAGAAAAAAGACAGGGCGAGAAAGAAAAGGGGAACGGCGAGAGAGATCATCTCCTTCTTGCAAGGAGCGGGGACTAGAACGCCGTCAACCTCTACTTCCACCACCTTCTTCTTCCCAAGGGTCAAAAAGTCAAAGATCAGGAACCAGAACAAAAAGGTAGAAGCCAACCAACCTACGACAAACACGAGGCCTAGAAAGACCCTTAGTACCTCAAGGACCTCTTGGAAGCTTCCTGTACCGGTCAAGCCCGCCATCTTCCACTCCTCCTCTGATGACAAGTATACGCCAAAAGCATTGAAAAGTCAATAAGCGGACAGAGGAGGGGGAGACGGGTGCAGAGGAGGAACGGGTAACGCCTGGTATAATCATAGCGAGATGAGCGCAAAAGGTCCTCTAAAAAACTTTGACATAGTCTTCCTTGAAGACCTATACAAGGAAATAGAAGAGAACGATAATCTATTCTTCATAAGGCTTAGTGAATGTTACTATAAACCACTAGATGGAATTTTTAACGAGTTGAGAGGAAAAAACAGGAAAGAATGCTCAGATGGAGTAATACTTTACCTATCAAGCGAAAAGTCGGGCGAAGTTTATTTGCAGTACAACTTTAAAAGGAAGGATGGGATTTCTGAGGAGGTAATGTTTAGCGATAAAAGTGAAACCTTTTCCTCGATAGCAGATAGCTTGTACTATATCCTAGACTTTAATAGGTCTATACACTTTTCCTCAAGAAAAACTCTCGTAGAGAAAATGGAGGAAAAAGGAACCGAGGTTCTTCAAAAGCTTGGAGTAGAGACAAAATCCTTGTTTGAAAAATATGGCAAAGGAAACATATTCTCAGTTGAAGTAGAGAAAAATCATAAACTGTCAAAGTATCTGTGGGATAAAGAAGAGGCAAGAGAAAGAATCCCTTCTTACTTCAATAGACCTGGTCAAAGAAAAATGAAAAAACTTGAGGAGGCACTTAGAAAAGCCGCAAAAATCCCTATTTATCTCACGGAAAGGGGACCTTGGGGTAAGACACACACTACTATTGAGGAAGAAATGAGGGAAACGCTGACAAAAATGAACACAGACTCTGGAGCTTTGTACCTTCCTCTTCCTTTCTCCTTTTCTGCAGGGAAAGACTCGGTATTCAACACAAAGAAAAGAATAAAAACAAGTAGTGGGGTACTAATAAGAAAGCTTTCACCAATAGCAATAACCAGTCAGACTTTCTATGGTTACCCAAACAAGAGCAAGAACGCCCAGATAGTAAAAATGGCGTTCCTGCACAGGTACGGGGTTTACAGGCACGAAGACAGGGACTTTGGAGATATAGACGTTCACCTCCTTGAGCCCATACTAATTGTTGAGTACGCCGGTGGAGAGGAAATGCCGTTTGAGGTTATAACCTCTCAAAAGCGAGAAGGATCAAAGGACGAGAAGTACAAGGTATTTCTTATAGAAAAACCAAAAGGGCTTGAAGAAAATACCGAAGAATGCAAGAACAAAAAGAAGATAAAGGTTAAGTACAAAGGAAAAATAGACTTAATAGGGAGGTATGACACAGACAACCGGGGGGTCCTGGAAATACTGGGCGGCTTAAGAATAGAGACTTCTGGTTCGTCCATTGTAGAGATAGACCTAGAAAAAGGAGAAGCCAGAGAAGAAGAGAGTCAATATTGGCTAGAGGCAAAGGAAAACCACTACAAGCTGTCCGAAGACATACTAAACTGGGCGTTGTACAGAACAAAACCTTCGGCACTTGTTCAAACGCCCCCAGCGCCCCTAGCCATACTCCAAGTTTTAAGAGATGTAGCTAAGGGGTATATACCAGAAGAAAAGGAGAACAAAGAGATACCTGAGGAGTACTTAGAGAGTTTAAGAAGAAGGTACTACTGGATATACCACCTTTTCTATGATTGGTCAAGAAAAGTAATAAAGTCAATAAACATGGATTCTCATAAGTTACCAAAAGAACTTGAAGGAGTAAAACTTTTAGAGAAAAAGGTAAAGGAGAAACTAAGAAGGAAGGAGGAGCTTCTTGATAGAGCAAACACTCTGTGTATCAGCTATGGGGAAGGAGAAAAGTTCACAATAAACATCAATTTTGAGAATCTAAAAAGATTGCAATACTCTTGGGGAGAAAAAATATCACTACAGGGGATAACCCCACTAAATATAAACTTGCCAATATGGTACATCATTGATGGAAGAGAATATCTACTACTTTTCCCAAAAAGTGATGAGGAAAAACTAAAAAGAATGAGCGAAATAAAGTCAATAAATATAGCAGTAGACTACAAAGAGGAACTAAAGTCAAAAGTAAACATGAAAGTAGAGACAAACAGAGAACTTGACATAGTGTCCACAGAGTTTGAGTTTTGCGATGGTACTAAGATATCAAGCAGATCGAGGCTAATAGTCTTGAACGAGGTAGACAAAATACGAAACAGGATAGAGATATGGTACAACCAAGAAGAGGTAACGGAGAAGTTAAAAAACTTGGCCAAGAGCTTGATGGGAACACGTGCCAGAAGGCGTGGGTAGAAAACTAGTGCTCGTCTTCATCTTCTTCATCGTTAAAGAAAAACTCCCCAAAAGAGACGATAACCGGAACGCCCATCGTTTCTGAGCCCAAAAGCTTCTTTGAGGTCCTTTCCACCCCGCCGTTGGACTCTATGGCTTCGGGGGTAACGAGGATGGCCACCGGTCCCGGGCTCTCTCCTCCTTTACTATTTCTGAGGACGTAGTAGGCCACTTGTGTAGGAAGAAGGTGCGCCTCCCAAGGCCAGACCCCGTAAACGCTGATGTCTTCCTTTGTCTCTCCTTTAGAGGTTATGGGAAAGAAGAGCGCCCCTTCCTCCTCAAGCTCCTTGTCAGAGACGGATATACCGAAAAGAGCGGGATCGGAGGTCACGAAAACCTTGTCCAAGTGGTAAAGAAGTTCAATGGAGGAAAAAGTGGGAAAGGTCATCTTCCCCTCGTTAAACAGGGAAAAGACTAGTACCACGGCCTTCCCGCCACTAGAAAGAGCGTCCTCCCTATAAAGCATCATCGGAAGGACATACCCTCCCTCAAGAAAGGTGCCGGGAGAAAGGTCCTTACCGGGGGCCCATGTGGGAGCGGTCAGGAAGGCCACCCCAGAGAAACCGGAAGGAGACAACAAGTCCTCCAAAGCGTCCTCCAAAAGCTCGTAGTAAGCGGGTTCCTCGTCATCGGAGAGGTCCAGGGAGGAGTAAATCTCCTCTAGCCGTGATATGGCCTCGGGGTAGCTCGAAAAGTCCTCCCGGGTAAGGGGCTCAAAGAGGTTTCCGTCAAAGGTCCTTAACACTACAAAAGACAGGTGGTTCATAAAAACATGATACATGATTTGGGAAGAATGAGAAAAGGCCGGGCAAGGGATGGTCCGGCCAAAGGAGGGAAGAGGCTACGCCTGCACATAGGAAGATGAAAAATACAAGAACCGGGAAAACCCCTTGGGACTATAAAACTAGGAAAGGCCGGGAAAGTCCCGGCCTTTCCTGATCACCTAACCGCTAGGATTAGACGATCCGAATCTTCTGGACGAACTCGGGGGCCACCGTCTCCAGACCGGCGGCGTGCGCCGTGACCAGGTTCTGGAGCATGGGGTTGGGGGAAGCGCTGGCCCTGACAGTCATCACGGGTAGGAAGGGAGCGTAGACCACAGGGGCCTCGAACCAGGACTCGCCACGGTAGCCCACGATGACGACATCGTCTGCGAGGATGGAAGGAGGAGCATAGTAGACAGGGGTGCCGTCCCAGTACCCGACCAGGTAGGGACCGGTGGCGTTCTTGGGCTGGCTCCGGAGACCGAGAGTGGCGAGAACCACACGGCCCTTCACGCCGGTCACGATGAAGGACCGGGCGGCGGCACCGCTCCGCTTACCGATCTCGGTTACTGCCGTCTCGATCATGTCCAAGAAGGTCAAACGATGCTCGGCGGCAGAAACGCCGGCAGGGGGAGTCTGGGGCCAGGAGAGGGCGGTCCAAGTGCTGGAAGCCTGGTCAAGCAGGCGCACGGCCCGAGAGAGAACGGCGGCGTTGATCTGGGTAACCGCATCGTAGACGATGTCCTCTGCGAAGAGGCGGCCAAAGCGCTGTTTGATCAGGTGCTCAGTAACGCTAGAGAACTGGCTGTAAATGGTGAAGAACTGAGTCTGCACCAACTTGCTCCTGAGTTCCCAACGGAACCCGGGAAGGTTAGATGGAGACTCTACAAGATTTTGATGGAACGTGACTACGATGGGAGGTGGCGTAGAAGAGGACACGAGAGAGGCATCAACAGTAAGAGTAACCGCCCCGGTGTCGTAGTTCACCGTACCATAGACCCCGTTACCCAGAATGTTGCCCTCACCATCGTCAATGGCCCTAGCCGTGGTACCTACCCGAACGCTCAGGTAGCGCTTGCGGAGGGGTCCAGGAAGGGTGAAAGAGTAGTTGGTGGTGTTCTGGACGGTGTTAACCGTCTGGGTCCGGACTTCGCTGTAGTAGTCGGGGTCGGTGTTCAGGATACCGAAGGCGTTCCCAAGCTCTTCACCGGCGTTGATAGCGCCACGGGTGGTGGTAGCCACCAGCTTCCGGTAGTAGATGATACCGGCTTCCTCGGAGAGGGGCTGTACGGAAGCCACGTCAGTAATGGGAAGAGTGGAGTACTGGAGGGCCACCAGCCCAAGCCGAGCCCGAATAATGTCACCCAGAGCGTCCCTGGTAGTGGCATCGGCCTCCAAGATGGGAAGCATAGACTCCCAAGTGCGGAGGTAGCGGCCAAGGGCCACCTTGTCGTAGGGAGAAAGGCCCTTCTTGAAGAGCTTCTGGCGGAAGTTTTCGGCCAACTCCAGGTACTGGGCATACTTGGGGTCCTTCTCGTAGGTCTTAGCCTCTTCCAACAACTTTCCTTCTAGAAGATCGTTTGATAGCATTTCTTATAAACCCAAACCTAGAATGTTGTCTCAAACCTAATACATATTATAGCAAAACCAGATTATTTTGATTACCCAAGTCTATCCAGAAGTCTCTTGAAGATGTCAAGATCAGAAGAGTCTTTGCTATCGGAGCTTTCGTTGGTAGAGCTTTCTTCAGATAGGCTTTCTTCTTTAACCTTGACCATGTTCTCTTGGTCTTCTTGCTCTTCCTTATCCTCTTGCTCCTCCTTCTCTTTTTCTTCTTCCTCATCATCCATGTCCTTGTCCATTTCCTTGTTGGGCTTTTCTACCATTCCTATAGGGGGTTGGACAGCGATGCCGCCCTCCTCTCCCTCCTCAAAGAGCTTTTCTATAGCCTCCTCGATAGAAGAAGACTTGGACTTATTCCCTCCGCAACCGCAACCCTCCTTCTCCTTGCCCTCAAAGACCTCTTCAATCTTGCCCTCACGAAGGAGTTGGAGAAGTTCTCCAACGGTCATGTCTCCGATACGCTCAAGGTCTAGGTCCTCAAGGTCCACGTCCTCGTCAGCCCCCTCATCATCGTCAACCCTCTCATCATCGTCAAGGAGGGCAGTAACCAAGAGAGCCAGAAGTTGCTTGACGGTAAGATCGCTCACATCAAGCTCCTCCTCTTCATCGTCTTCCAGTTCCTCTTCAACATCTAAATAATCATCCTCATCTTCATCCTCATCGTGATAAGACTCAAGTAGAGCCTCCGCCTTCTCGTAGAGCTTGTTCAGGGCCTCGGAAATCTCAGATACGGGGCCAAACTCTTCCTCAAGCTTCTTGAGATCACGAAGCTTTTCCTTGGCCTCCTCCAAGGGACCAAACTCCTCCTCAAAGGCGCTAAGGTCGTTAAAGTAGCTTATAAATATTTCTGGATCAATGAGAGTTCCATCCTTAAGCCTAATAATCTGGCCCTCGGAGACATCTACAACGTCAAAGTCTATGGAGCCGGAAAGCTCCTCATTGAGGGTTTCTTTCATCTTCTCCCTGTCCATTACAAAAGGTAAACCTAGTATATCCCATAGACACTTTACCACACCATTATAGCAAAATCAACGGTTTAACGGAAAAGGTTGTCCAAGAAGTCGTTGGAGAGGGTGGTTTCCTCATCTTTCTTGCTTCCTTTTTTAGGCCGGTTCTTTCCAGCCTCCTCCTCGGAAGATGGGGTCTCTCCCTCTTCAGGACCCTCCTCGCTCTCTTCGCTTCCCCCAGGGAACCCTCCTTCCTCTGGGGAAAGTTCTTCCCCTTCTTCAGGAGGTGTTTCCTCCTCTGGTGGCAGAGAAAACTCCTCTTCGCCACCGATCTCCTCCTCTCTAGAGGATAGGGATTCAGTCTTAATCAGTTCATCCCCTAGAGTAAGGGGATAGAAAAGCTGGTTTAGAATCCTCCCCATGACCTCCATGTTCACATAGTCCGAGGAGCGGTCACGGACATCGGCGATGGAGAGAATGGAGCGGGAGATAGAGTCCATGACGAAAGAGGCGAGTTCAAAGTAGTCCCCCATCTGGTTCTCAAGGATTCCAGAGACCTGGATTGGGAGAATAGAATATTCCCCACTAATGCGAATCTTTTTGAAATAAATCGCCTTAGAAACAACGACCTCGGCTAGGTCAGCGATGGCCGAGCGTATCTCGGTAATCATTGTGTAGTATTGAGCTAACTTGTTGCGGTCAGGCCCTTCCCCTCCAGTTTCCGGGACTCCAAGATAGGAGGAAGGAAGGGGTATGGCATCGGCCAGGGCCTGTTTAAAGTAGTTGATTGTTTGAACGTCTATTGGGTTTGGTCTAGGAAGTTCCCTAGGCTCCAGGGAGCCCTTGTCCCCGAATAGAGGGATAACCCGCCACTTAGCTACGGAAGTAATGATGTCCTGAATGGAAACCGGGCCTCCGGCGGTGGTATTGGAAGACGTTTCCACGCTGGCATTGAGAAGACGCTCATACTGTCGGGCAATGTCAAAGGCCTCTCCTATGTTAGTTGGTCCCTCTGGGAAACGGGCGTATACTAACTGCCCAGCGGCCACGTTTAGAACCTGGTTTATGGGTAAAAGAGTTTCTATGAGCCTTATGGTGTTTATAAGGTTCAAAATCTCGATGCCGATGATTCCTTGACCGACATATGCGTAGAAGGGGTACTCATCTTCTCCAAGTACAGGGAGCTTGAGAGGAAGGTATTTCACTCTAAAGATTATGGCTTTGTCCTTCATGGACTCAATGTCATCTTTAACGTTGGAGTAAACAACAATCTTGGACAACACCCCCCTCTGATACACAGCACGCCAAGAGATCTGATCTAAAAAGGTCTCATCTAACTGGAAGTTTTCATCATCAAAAAACAGCAGGTACTCCCCTAAGTAGAGAGTGGCATCAAGTATCTCCTTTACTATCTCAGATAGTCTTGTTTCTTCAAGGGTTTCTATTATTTTGTTCTTTACACTTTCACTACTAGCGTTTATGACGATAGGTAGCCCAGCGGGTAGGTGATTGTTGTCAACGAACTTATAAAAAACATCGTGATATATAGACTGCTTTATTATTCTAAGCATGTAGTGGTCGGCTAGAGAATCGTGAAAGGTCTTGACCGCCTTTTTACTCTGTATGGACGGAAAAAGCGCCGAGGCTATAGCTTGGTTTATCTGAGACTCTGAAACTTGGCTTGGCAAAGGAGTTTTACCTACTTTTCCATAGTTCATGGGAGTATAGTAAACCCTGGGTTCATCAATACTCAGACCCAAGGCCGTCCTTATCCTTCGGTCAAAAAGTTTAGGGTTTAGCCTAGGTCCTGGAGGTGGATACATATCTTAGAACATGATACTACAAAAAGTGGTTGTAGGAGAAACTACAATGACCACGCTTCAAATGAGGATACACGGACTCTCCCGAGTTAGAGTGTGCTATAATATAAGTATATGCCAAAAGAGGCGATTTCCAAGGAGGAAAACAAACCAAAAGCCAGGTTGAGGAACAGCCTGGCGATGCCCGCTCCTAAAGTACAAGGAGCCTCCCGGGCTTCTCAAAGGCCAGGCTTGAGCCTTAATCAGGCCGTAGGGCTGGACCGGCCCGAACTCAAGCCTCTGGAGAAGGCGATGACCTTCGATGAAGGAGGAAGCCCTCTTCTTTAGAAGAGGGAGGAGGTCACACTCTGTTAAGAAGAGACTCAAGGATAAGAACATCGTCCTCTTCTACCTTCCCGTTCTTGGTATCTGAGAGATGAGGATTTACTTTGGACTCAACGGCAACGGACTCCAAGGTTTCAGCGTGGCGCTTTTTGCGTTCCTGAAGTTTCTCATCCATTCCCTTAGACTCGGGGAGCTTGGAGCGAACCTTGGAAACATCCCATCCGTTTGACTCAAGTAGCTTCCTGGCCTTAGAAGGAGAGACCCCAGAAGAGGAAGAAACAAGCTCCACCTTAAGGGATTTTATCTCCTCCTCAAGGGAGCGCACCTTATCTACCAGATTCTTATACCCTTCATGGAGAAGGACCAGGTCAGACTGAGAAAGGGAAGAGGTGGCTTCGGGAAGCTTTTGTGCAGAAGGGCCGGCGTAACTCTCAAGACTACGAGATTCCCCACCGGGGGCGTGGTCAGAGGTGTAGGCCTCCCCAGGTCCAAGCTCAATCTGTTCCACAACCTGAACAAAGGACTGTAAATCCATTTCAGAAAGTCCCTCGGGAACTGGGGTGAAATCAACCGAAACCCCCTTGGGGACTTCGGTTGCTTCGTTGGTTTCTTGGATCATTTCTATAACCCCCAAACCTAGTTCTTTATGAGCCTCATCTAAAACGGGGGACTCTTGTATGGGGGAGGGTTCATCGGATATAAAGCCCGATGGAGGGCCATCGTATCCAGAGACGGGTTCGTCTTCAAGATTGAGGGAGGAAACAGATTCCAAAAGGCTTATAAAGAAGCTCTCTTTGCCCTCCTCCATCCTCTTAATCTCGGGAAGAACCGATTCTACAACTTCGCTGAGGTAAGGCTTAGCGTCTACAAATCCTGGGTCTAGAACGACATCAAAACTTTCAAGAATGTAGCTCTTGGGATCAACAATCTCGTGCCCATCCCGGGTATAGCCGGAAAGCTTTCCTAGGCCACGAGAGGACATGTAGAGGGGAACGATGGGGTTTCCCTCTTCATCCCTGGCCGAGCCAAGAACGTAAACCAAGGAACCCATGGGAGTATTGAGGATGTAAGACTTTCCGTACCCCTTGCCGTCCTTGCCGATGTAAAGCTTCTTGACCACGTGGGAGGCGTTTTTGGGGTGAGCCGCTTCCTCCGAAGTGGGGTGTTCAAGAGTTCCCACCATGGCCCTCTTGTCCAAGGTGGGAACTACCTTCTTAAGAACCTCTTCCCAAAGCTCCTTAGGATAAAACCTCCTATTACGGGAGTAGCCGTTGGGAACAAAGTAAACTCCCTCTATAACTCCCAGGACGTTGTTCATAGTTTTCCTGGCCTTTTGAACGCTCTCCATTATTTTGTCGTGGTCCATCACAGACTCGGGGTTAACTTTTAGAGAACCCGAATCAGGGCGGACGTAGACAAGCGCCCCGTCAAAGGTGTCTTTTATAATCTCGCCCATACTCACAATATTATACAAAACAAAGCCAACAGGTGAGTTTTAAGGCCGGAAGCGGCCATTAATATCCGAACTGTATCCTCGCTATCTCTTCCTCAGAAAGGTTGGCGAAGGCTCTCAGAGGGTTGGTCCTAATTTTCCCTGAAGAGGTGGCGGCGGTAGCCATCCAGGTACTCCCGGCCACGGCATCGGACCCATCCTTAGAGCCGCCGGGAGGGTGATCTATCTTCTTCCCGGTCTCTATGAGGTTTAAAAGCTCATCCTTCAATCTCTGAACATTGGGAAGGACTATCCTCTTTTCGTAAATCGCCCTCTTAAGGTTGAGGTATGGATTATTATCCCGGTCTACAGACAAAACTTCGGACTTTATCCCGGCATTGTGTATGTCTTGGAGAAGAAGGGCAGACTGGTACCCGTCAGCGCTAACCAAAGCTATGGGATATTTCAACTTCTTCAAGTCCAGTATAAAGTCTCTTATCTTGTTCAGGGGTATCTCTTGATTTGGCTTGGCCTTTATATAGATTACCCAATCAACAAAAAGTATAGGTTCACGGAAAACAGAGGAAGCCCCAGAGACCGGGTCTTCTCTCAAGACCTCTGTGTAGTCCATGACAAAAGATGAGGCGATGCCCACAAGGTCCTTGGTCAAGGCCAGGTCCAGGTGAATAAACCTAGGCGCTCCAGGAATAATGGGATTTTTTATCCGGTCTATATTGGGAAGGAGGAAGGAAATAAGTTGGGAATCGTCATAGAAATCAATCTCAAGCACCTCTTTCTCCGTTATGTTTTTTCCAGTCATGACACTAGATATGGCCTCAACGCTAGGAATGAGCTTGTGGGCACCCTGAACAGAAACTCCGGCCAAGTCCCGCAATGCGTTGTAGATGTCTTTCTCAAACTCCTTTCTAAACTCAATGGGAACACGGACAATGCGGGAATCGTCAAGGTGAAAGTGTAGCCGATGGTCGTACTTATCCCCGATAATGAACGGGTCCCTTGAACCGTCCCCGGCGTATACGTAGAAGTACTGACCAGAAAGGTTAAGCCGTTCCTTCTTCACCTCCCACAGGGCGGCATCAAAGATTATGGTGGTGGGGTCATCTCGGCTCTTCTCTATATGAACCTGTAGCGGGTCCGTGTCCCTTCTCTTAGACGAAAGGAGCCAAAGGTGCCCAGGAAAGTACTTGGAAACCCCAAACCGAGACTTCATCCTCCGCAGGACGTTGGTGTAGTTATCGTAGGCTTGGTTGGCTACCCTGTCTTGAAAGTTCATCTCATCCATGATGGCTCCAAATATGTGCTTGCCGATAAAGTGTTGGGGACGGGAACCAACGGTTAGGTGTATCCTCTTGGGAAAAAGAGAGTCCGTTGACTTGTTCTTTTTCATCAGATTGGAGAAATATGGAGAGGCGTTCCACCAAGAAATAAGCTCGTCATAGATAACCGACTTGGCCAAATTCATGGTGGCGTTTATGATGGCGTACTGGATTTTTTCTGTCTTGACAATCCCGAAAACTCGGTGAGGGTCCGCCATCATGGTCATCTTGGCTATGTCGTAGGAAGAGCCTATTTTGGCCAGGGTGGTCTTGCCAATTCCAATAGCGCCGGTAGCCACGACTTCTAGATAGGGAGACTTAAAAGGGTTAGGATAGATAACCCGGAGGGCGGCCTTCCAATACTCATACACGCTCGCCCCTCCCTCAAGAACGCTTCCTAGATATTCCTGGTCAGAGATAAACTCGTCTATTTCCGGAGGGGTCTGTTCATACCCCAGCAACCTTGATATTATTGAGTAGAGTTCCTTCTTTCTTTTTCCCTTAAGAAACTCTGCTATAGTTGGGGCATCCTCAGCAATATCTCTCATCACAAGTACATATTATCACCTAATGAGAGTCAATGCGCACAAATAGCTTGATGGTAAAATAGGAAAAGGAGTCTAGGTTAAAAAATACCTAGTGGGAGCGAGAAGAGTAGCCCGTGATTACGACTTTCTAAACGCAAACCGGGTAAGGGGGATAGCCGACCCGGTAGACCCCTCCGATGCGGTAAACCTGAGGTATCTACAAAGGGTCCTCTCTAACCTCTCAACTTCGGAATCTGAGGGAGAGGTTTTTCCTCACTTGGTCAAGGCCTTGTTTCTTCACAACATAAACACCTCCGCCGTTCTTACAGGACTTACCGGTATTTTTCCCGGGGACTACGTGGCTCTGGCTAGACAAAATACCTCTTCAGAAAACGGGATATATCAAGTCTCTCAAAGCATGACTCTATCAAGGGTCTCCTCTACACTAGGAAAAAACCTGGTATTCGCCGTTCAGGGAGATATCTTTACCTCTCTCGCCACATTTTACTCTGGTAGTGCGGTCGGGGTTCAGTTAAAGAACAGCCCCTCCCCAGGACTATATAAGGTTGTAGTACAAAGTCCGAGGATTTATGGCTACACCGAAAGGGTTGGGGACGGAGTGAACAACACTTATGTAGTAAACCACAACCTGGGGACTACAAATGTTGTAGTTTCATGCTACGATGCCTACAACGGAGAGGAGGTGGAGCTTGGGGTAAAGATATTAGACCAGAACAGGATACAGGTAGAAGCTCGTCCCGCCCCTCCCAACAACTCCATAAAGGTTGTGGTCATGTCCTACGAATGAAGGTTGTTTTGTATAATAAAATAGCCTAAATCTAAACCACCTAGGTTGAAAAAATAGAATGGCTAAACAAATTAGGACCAATTTTGACTTT